TAGTATATGTTAATTGAACCGAGATTGGACATGTATACATAAATGCCCTCTCTTGCTAACATTCCTTCGCCAGGAAAAATATCAAAGTTATTATATATATCACCCGCAGCAGTTTCTATAGTTGTAAGCCATCCGCCCGCATAAAGACATACTACGGTACCTGAAATTGTTCTGCTATTAAGTGTAGTGACTGTGAATGTATTATCACTAGTAACAGTAATAAAAAAATTACCAGAATTAGCTGCGCTGCCACCAGTAGGTTCAAAAGCAATTCCTACTTTATCGCCTGTAGTTAAGCCGTGCGCTGATTTTGTTACTGTAACAACATACCCTGTTTGTGTATAGGTTGCTGACACGGGAGCAGTAAGAGAATCAAACACATCTGCTTGACCTGCTGTCTCTGTGCCTCTAATACCAACTCCTTTTAGTCTAGCTCTAGTTCCAACAGCAAGCCCACTCTCGTGTAAGTGTACTGAGGATATATCGGTTTGCATTGTCATAATTAATCTCCTTGTTTTTATTAGGGGCCTAAGGGCCCCATCGATTAATTAAACAGCACTAAATGGAGTAGCTACAGTACCTGAAGCAGCTAAAACTGCACTAACATTCCATACACCTGCTGAAGCAGCGGTAATAGTAAGTTGTGAACCTGCAATACCACCAGTAGTTGTACCATCTAATGTAATTGTGTTAGCAGTTGCACCCGCAACGAATCCAAGAACGCTGTCATCATCAGTATCGATTGATAAAACAGAACCTGTAAATACATCAGAACCTGCAGCTGAAATAACTAAATCAGTAGTTAATGTAGTAGCAATTGTTAAAGTAAATGAAGCACCTAGATTAGAGGCTTGATTTGGGTCTGTTGCATCTGTTGGGTTAACCGCATTGATTGCTGGAAGAGTAATTGTTCCGCCGTCAGCATCGTCAAATACGTTTTGTTTACCCGCGTTAGCTGCTAGAGTTAGTGCTGTAGTATTAGTGTCAAGAGTTACTGTGTTGTTGTATCCTGCAGATATAAAGCCTGCTAAAGACTGGACCGGGCCTGAAAAGGTCGTTTTTGCCATTTGAATTTCTCCATACAAAGTTAAGCTTATCCGTCGTGTATGCGTCTGCTGGGGCAGTCTGATAAGCTGGGTTTTCCCAGATATTTATATATTACACGTTTTGCGCACATTATACAACAAAAAAGGGGCCGAAGCCCCTTAATTTAAAACAATTAATTACTTGTTCATTACGTACATTGTTACTTCAAAACCAAATCTCATTTCTGTTGCTGATGGGGTTGTCCACATAATAATTCTCCTAAATTTAAATTTCAACAATGTTCTGTTGATAAGTGAATTATCCCCTTATAAAAGCTACGTGTCCTAAGTAAAAGCATGAGTTTTAGATAGAGAAAAACCCAGCTGAGAGGGGCTGGGTTTTTCAGGAGTCAAGCGCTTAATTAAGCAGCGCCTGGTGATCCCCACATACCTAGTGGGTCTGACCAACCGAATGAATATCTTTCACGGGCTTTGTAACGTACATTGCCAGTATCAAAATCTCCGTCCATACTTGTAGTAAGCGCTGTTCTTTCGAAATGCTTCATACCGTTTGGAACGTCGGTTGTTAAGAAGTAAGCATCGCCATCAGTCAAGAAGTGATTGATAGAGTAGCCTTCTGGAATCGCACCATTGTTTTTCAATGCGTTGATATCGTTATCAGCAGTACCAACACGAAGGTCAGTTTCTAATAAACGAGTTGCAACGAATTGTAATGCTGGTGGAATAACCAATTTACGTGGTTTAGCAGCAATCAATAGACCTCTTTCATCAGTCCACGCTGCGATTTGAATCACTGCATTTTCTAATGATGTTTCGTTAAGGTCAGCTGGTGTTGCTTGTGTATTACTATTTGTGCCACCTGATACTAATGGGTGAGCAGTGTTAAATAGTGATACGTTGTCACCGCCGTTGTAAGCGCCAGTTGTAGTGAAACCGTTGTTCAATACGTTAGCTGCTTTAACTTGCTTTGTGTACGCCATAGCACGAGCTAATGATTTAGTATAACGAGCAGACAATGTGTCATACAAGTTATCTTCTACAGCTTCTTCAGTTAAGCTGAAGCCTAGAGCAATAGTTTCGTGGTTGTAACGTGCTGTCCAAGCTTCTTGAGCATTGTCGTAAGCGATGGCATTGCCTTCGTTTTTAACAGGTGCTGCTGCAAAGCCTGATAGTTTTGTTTCTTCTTCAAATGATCTTTCTGAAGATTCAGTTTCATAAATTTCTTTATGCTCTTCACCATAACGCGCATATTCTAGTCCGAATAAAGCATTAAGGCCTGGGAGTAGCTCTTTTAATAGCTGGGCTCTTGAAATTGCCATGATTTATTCTCCTAATTATATGCCTAGTGGGTTAGTGTATGAATGAGCGACTGGGTTAAATTTAACCAAGACGTCTGTATACGCATCACCTACTGTGCTTGTTGTGCTGTTGACGAAATCTACAATACGTAGTGAAATTCCAGTTGTTGCGGCTGCTGCAGAAGCATCTACGGCAGTATTAGAATTACCAGTGGTTGTAGAACCTGTTGATGTTGATTGCACAGCTGCTAATGGAATGTTATTACCAAGAGTTGTTTGTGCTAAAGCTCCATCTGCTTGAACTTGGAATAAAGCATCATAGTCATCAACTACATACGCCATAGCGTCTGATGCTACTGTGCCTGATGGCCAATATTGAGCAAATAGTTTTTGTTTTGTACTTGGGTCTGTGTATGTACAACCTACAAATACGCCGATAGTACCAGCGTCAAATGGGTCAGCTGCAGAACCAATAGAAGGCATAAGAATAATAGTGCCGTCTGTATGAATTGCTACAATTTGTCCATTAAATAGGTTAGAAGCATAGCCAGACGCAATCTTAAGTTGACGAGTAGAACCAGCATAAGGCTGTCCACCGATCAAGTTTACAGGTTTTAACCCATAAGGTGCGGCTATTGTTGACATAATAATGTCTCCTAATTAAAAAGTTTATTTATTGCCTTTACCAAAAAGAAGTAGTTGACTTTTTATCAGCAAATAATGGCATTCTAGGGTCATTGTCTTTCATAAAGCTATTGTCCACAGCTTGCGCTTGAGCTTCTGCTTTATTCCTATAATATTCATTACGCTGTTCAACCATTTCTTGTGGTGCACGGCATAAAAGCAAACCACCAATTTCGACTGAATCTTTAAATCGACTATTAGGGTCTGCGGGTAAGTTTATTTCTGGGTGATCCGCATGTTTAACGGGCTCCCAGCCTTCACGCATCTTGGAGGATACATTTAAATTATCTGCTACGTTAGCTAGACTGACTCGAATCCAACGATAGGACCATCCTGGTTGTGCCTTAAAATCTGGCAGTAATGAAGGGGGTGCCCATTGTTTTCTTGGTTCAGTTACTTCTCTAATTTCTAAATCTCTGTCTTTTCTGTTATCCATTTGCATTCTCCAATTTAATCATTTCTCTTGCATATTGTTCCGGGGTCAGTTTGAGTTTCTTAGCGAAAGCCAACTGGGTTTGTGTCAAACGTACTTTTTTCGGCGCGGTACTACGCGTTGCCGGAGCAACTACAGTCGAAGGTTTGCGTTGGGCAGGTCTAGCCTCCAACGAATCATCCCCAAAATGTTCTGGGAATCTTTTTTGCATCGTTTCATCAATACGACGATAGTATACTTCTGAGGAAGGGTCTATACCTGACCTGACTAGCTTTTCATGCACCCCGAGTGCTAAGCTTGTCATTTCCTCGTCTTTTCCAAACCATTGGTTTTTAGCCTGCCAAGCCTGAGCTTTGGGATCTGGTTTTGGAGCCTGGGGTTGATATTGTTGTTGTGTGTACTCTACACTATTTTGAACCTCTTGTACATTATTATATTGAGGTTTTAGGTTCTGAGCATAAGATAATTTATATTGAGCATCGTTCATTCTAGTTTGAGCTTCAATAATTTTATCAGTATCTCCAGAATCGTAGGCTTCACGATAGTCTCGTTTAGCAATAGATAAATCACTCTCATACTTTTCTTTTACAGTACTAATATACTGTTCTTCACCTGAACTTAAGGTAGTTTTAAGTTTTTTATTTTCGTTTGCTATTTGTTGAGCAAACCGAATAGCCTCTTGTCTTTCTCTATCAGCGGCTTCTTTAGCACGTCTTTCATCATGCCAAACTTTCTTAAGTTGAGCCATTCTTTCTTTGACTCGTGAAGAGTATTCTTCAAGATTGTCGTTTTCTAATTCTTTAACGACTTCTTCAGGTAGGGGTTCACGTCCTCGGTCTTGAGCAGGGGTATCATCTTCTTCCTCTATTTCAAAATCAAGGTCCTCTTGTTTCGGTTCAGGTTCTTTTGCAGCAACCTTTGCCTGTTTTGGTTCTAAATCTACATCCATACCACCATCATTAGAGTTATCTATCTCTTCTAATTCCTCTGGCATTTCATTTATAATCTTAGCCATGTTTCTCTCCTTATGCGCGTTCGTATCCGCGTGGGTCATCGACCACTGCTTCTACGGTATCGTCGTTAATAATGCGGAACTCTCTTCCATGAATCTTAATGCGAGTGCCGGAATATGCTCTGGTAATAACAAAGTCGCCTTCTTTACACCAGGGTCCTGTTGGAAACCTAACTTCGTCTTTATAAGCTAAATCACCTAGTTTTAAAACAAATAAAACAAGCGTTGAATGTTCCTCAATGTTTCTTATTTTGTCTGCTTTAATTAAACCACTTTCATACTTTTCATCTGCTTGGGGCACTGCACATAAAATGCGGTAACCTTTTACTTCAGGAAGCTGAGTACTTTTTAGTTCTTGTTTCTCTTCGGGCTTTTCCATACTTAAAACTTGCCCTGTAGGAGATACAATATCTTTCTTCATTGTTGCGATGTTAGTCATCGTCATACTCCTGTGCTTTTGCGAGGTCTGCAATTATTGACTGCACGACTAAGAAACCTCGTATTATTCCTGCAGCATGTTGATACTGGGCAAAGTCTCTTGCATTTCCGTCACCCATATTCTCAAGCATTTCGATGCGCCTTTCTTCTATTTTTTGAGATAGAAGTTCTAACGTTGATGTTGCCATTTACTACTCCTTTCTTTGGTTGGTCATATTAATTCTTTGTCTTTCATCCTCTAAATCTGCTTTTACTGCATCTGCTTCTAGTCTTGTAGTATCTAAACTAAGTTGCAGTTTATATTGAGCATCCTTCATACCCATTTCAACACCACGGGCTATTTCTGCAGCCTCATGCTTGTCAGCTTCAAACTGTAGTTTTGCACCTTCAAGCTGTGTTTTAGCCATCATATCTGCGCCTTTTAATTCTGTTTGAGACTGAACTTTAAGTTTTTCAAGCTCTAATCTTGCTTTATCAATCTCAATATCTGCCATCATCTTTTGTGATTTTACTTGAGATTCTTGTTGTTTAATCTGAAGCTCAGCTTGTTGCATTTGAATAAGTGGATCTTGTTGCTGCTGGGCATTTTGTTGTTGCTGTGCTTCTGCAGTTTTCTTCTGCAATAATTGTTGGCCAGCTCGAGCCACGAGACGAGAAATTTCTAGTTCCACGTCCTCGGGTAATACCTCGTCTGGCGCGGGGAGGGGAACACCGAGTTGTTCTTCTAATTGTTTTCTATATAGGAAAGCCAAATGCTCTGCTAAATGGGCTTCTAGTGCAGAACCAATCTGTGCTGCTTTTGGTCCCTGACCAATAATCTGAGCCATTGTAGGGTCATTTCTAAATGCCATATGTGTTGCAATATGAGCTTCATGATCTTGATAGATAAATGCTTTAATAGGTTTACTATTGAGTAAGTTCATATTTTCAGACACTGGGTCCGTTGGTTTAATATCATCTTTATTAGGAATTAATTTTTCTACATTCTTAACACCGAGTACATCTAACATCTGACGATTAAGTTCTACTAAGTCATAGATACCAGGATTTGTTTGTGCCAATTGCATAACTGCTTGGTATTGAACAACTTTTTGAGACATAGTCGCTGCATTAGGGTCAGAGACAGGTATAACTTCTACTTGTTCATAATCTGATTGCTTAATGTTTCTACCACCTTCTGCTGGGTCATATGAATAATCTGCAGGGGTATAGTCACGAATAATATTTTTAAGAAGTTTAAATTCTTGTTTCATTGCATAGTGAATACGCGCTTGTACCGCTGACATCACTTTGAGAGTTCTTTCCAATATAGCGAGGGTAGTGCCTACTGGAGAATTAGCTGACATGTCTGATACTTTCATATCAGCAGCAGATGCAAAGCGTCGTCCTTCTTCAACGATTTGATTCATCAGTTGATTTAGAACTTGACTTGGTTCTTTATAAGGTAGAGGTAAGATGTTATCTCTAATGGTGCCTGATGGTACATCTACGTCTCTAAATTCTGCAGGGGCTATTGGTGTGTCGTCGCCTTTAATTCTAAGTCCACGAGTTTTAAATCCGCCTGGTAAGTTTGATAGTGTTCCTGCATCAACGAGTTGACGTAATAACATTGTTCCTGATTTAGCAAATGCTCCGATTAAATGAATTAGACCAAAACAATAGAAACCAAATCCTGGTATGTAACCGTAGTGCACAAAGTGATTTCTCTTTTGTTTGGTTTCATCATCAGGGTTCCAATTACGTCTAATAGATAAAATCTCAGTAGTGCCTCTGTCAATCGTAACCACATAAGGAAGTGCAATGCCTGTTAGTTCGCCATCATCATCTTCGTCTTCATAACCTTCTAAATCAAGGTTAACGTGCATTTCTAAAATCTTATATCTATTATCTGTTGTAGCATCGAATCCCATCTTCTCAGCAATTTTCTTTTCTACTTCTTCTAATTGATGTGAAGGTTCGCCTAATTCTATATCACGATAAAACCCTGCTACTTGTAATTTACGTAAATCGTTTTTACTCTTTCTCATTACGTGTGTTACGCGCTCTGCAGTTTCTAGACTTGAAGCTCCATAAGGAACCACAATATCTTCAGCTGGGACGAAGAGGGCGACTTGACGTTCTAAACTAGGATCATAATAAACTTTCTTGAAAGCATTGCCTGCGAGTCCTAGTCCCCAGAGCATTCTTTCGTGTTCTGGTCTATACTCCGGCATTTTCTCCGTAAGTTGGAAGTTCATGTCCTCTTTGACGCGTTGAGCCGCTTCTTCGTTTTCTTTAGTTTCCTTTCCAATAA